GGGCTCCCGCAGGAGCCCCTCGTGTTGACAACACGAATCGTAGCATAGTCGGCTACGACTACCCTCCTTTGCTTCTTGCAGAGGTTTACGAAAGGAGCCGCCTTGTGTCTCGTTTGTTTCCCGTAACCCCTAAGAGGCCGAAAAGAAAGGCTTCTAAGGGAACACAGCCAAGACGTTTTCGCCCAAAGGCTCTGCCCCGTAACGATGGGACAGTTCCTCGACGCGTGACGACTTTAGACTTGCCGCTCATTACTGATGCGACAGATCTAAGGGCTATAGGGAGAGACTACAAGGCCTTGCTTGCATCTACCGGCAATCGCTTTCGCGACGGTCGGTGGGTCGATGGTGTGGATCCCAAGTTCCTTGTTTACAGGGAAATTGAGAATCCTGGGCTTGGCTCGAATCAGACTTTTCAGGCTTCGGAGTATTTCCGTCGCTATGATCCGTTTGTCTCGCAGTTCGGCCCGCAGTCAACCTTCAATTGGCGACCAGCGATATCTCGTTCATTCGTGTACGATGATATCAATGAGCACGTTGAGGTTGATTCTATCGACCCTTTAGAGCCCTCTTATAATGATCATGTCCTCGACTTGAATGCCAAGGGCACGAATTTTATAAGGAGCTTGCGCCCCGGAAACCCACTCGGTACTCTCGGCCAATTCTTGGTCGAGCTTCACGAGCTTCCCCGGTTGCCACTATTGCTACGCTCTCGCGCCAAGCACTTTCGTGATCTTGGGTCTGAGTATCTCAATGTGGAGTTCGGCTGGCGTCCCTTTGTTCAAGATGTGATCAATCTTGGTCACACCCAACTCCGGATAATGTCTGAGTTAGACAAAATCCGAAAGAACAATGGTATTTCAGTCAAACGGCGCAGCAAGCATATTGTCGTCCAGACTGGCAGTGACGACGATCTACATTTCCGGGTGGATCACCCATTTGGGTTTTCTCTCTCGGAATTGGAAGATCCCTTCGGGGAATTTCCTGTAGTCTTCGGCGACGATCTGAAGGACCTTCTTGTTTTTGGTCCTTTTAACGCTGCCGACGATAGTCGTATCACAGGTTCGTGCGACCTTACGATCTCACAACTTGTGAACACTGATACCTGGTACGTTGGTACTTTCAAGTACTACGTGCCAGATACGGGTTCCAGTGAATGGACAAACCGTGCTCTAGGGTTCTTGAGTGGGGTAAGACCCACTCCAAGTATCCTTTATCAGGTTTATCCCTGGACGTGGCTAGCCGACTGGTTTAGCAACGTAGGCGACATTATGTCTAACCTATCTGCTAATGCAGTCGACAATGAGGCGTTGACCGATTCTTTTGTGATGGAATCTATCACTAGTTCCCTCACAGTCGACGCGGCCTTTACCTGGGATGGTTACGAGCAACTTATCGGTGATACACCGATAGTCTTCATACCACCCGGGCACGACGTAGCTCAGTTTAAACTCTTGAAGAAAACTAAGCTGCGTCGCCAAGCCTCACCTTTCGGCTTTGGATTGACGTCTGCTGAATTTACATTCAAGCAGAAATCGATCCTTGCTGCCCTTCTCTTTTCGAGAAAGGTTCCTAAAGTCAGATTGCCTGGATTGTCCAAGTAACTGACTCTACGTGGAGTGACCTCTTTGTTTGCAGATCCTATAGTGGCTCACGTCACTGTGCCCACAGCTGGGACAACCACCGCTGCCAAAACTGGCACCGGATTGGAGACTCTCAACTTTGTTCGCACTGGCGTTGGCCCGTCATCGGCGACTTATCGCTGCACGTTGACGTCGACACATGTGATCGATCTTTTTATCTCTCGGGCGGCTGGTAAACGCAATCGGTATACCGTTCGTTTTACGGAATCCGAAGTCGTTGCCGACGCCTTCGATGATAACAAGAACGTTCCTATTGTGGCGGTCGTCTACTTTGTAGTCGATCTTGGGCCGCGAGGCGTTACGACAACTTTTTACAAGTTGGCTCATTCTCTTGCTGCGGACTTTCTCTTTAAGTACGCAGGTGGAGAACAGGGTCTACCTGATCTGGTTGCCGGCAACGTCTGAAGGCCTGGTGCTCGCCCGCATGCTTAGCATACGGGCGACCATCTAGCCGATGAACGGATCTGCAGGCCGGGATGTGCACCTCGAAGGAGGACACATGAAAAGCCTGTTAGAGATCACCTCACTCCTTCTGCAAGATTGCGGGAGGTTGTGTGGTGTCAACCCCTTTCGTGACCTCGTTGAGGTCACAAGGAGATTCGAACATGAAGGTGCATCGTTCCTTACGATCACACTTCCAACCTTTGCTGCCGGGCTTGAGAAAGCCTTACAGCAAGGGCACTGGTCACCAACTCTCGCTCCAGCTTTCGCTGGTAGGCGAAGAGGAAGTCTCCCCCGGTTTCTCGGAGGTTTCCTCGACCAGGTGTTCGAGGTGGATGGCACAATCAAGGAGTTTTCTGATGAGCAAGCGCGGCCATTTGGGCTGTTCGGCAAATTTGTCGAGCAGTTTCCAAGTTATTCGTCGTTGCGCCGCAAAAGCGCGTCGACGCCGCCCTCACCAAATTCCTCCTTGTCGAAGATGAGGTAAGAAATCATGTCGTATCTACGGATTATATGGACACCTTTGTTAAAGTGTCTCATATTATCCTGGCGGATGTTTGTGGCAGTAGCGCTGGTTGCGCTGCTTACGACGAACTTCGGCCACGACATGGCCCAGGGACAACTGCAGAGGGTGTGCGCGGAAATCATAAATTTGATTTTCGTGCATGGCCCCTGAGGTTGGAGCGCGAATTCCCGTTCACCGAGTTTGGGGTCTCATCGATCCTGAATCCCGATGCATTGGAACGCGTTTCCTTGGTTTCTTATCCTCTACCCCGGGACGAGCGACCCGTTCGGATCGTTCCCGTCCCTAAAACTGCAAAAACGCCTCGCATCATTGCTATCGAACCTGTTGCGTCTCAGTTTATGCAACAGGCGATATCAGACTGGCTCCGCCCGCGAGTTGAGTTACGTGGACGGTATACCTCTGGTCATGTGAATTTTACTGACCAAAAGGTTAATAACCATTTAGCTAGGCTCGGGTCGAGAAATGGCTCTCTTGCCACCATCGACATGAGCGATGCTAGCGATCGCGTTTCTTGCAAGCACGTGGCTGCGCTCTTTAAAGTTTCTCCGCTCTTGAAGCGGTGGGCCTTTGCTTGTCGCAGTACACGTGCGCGGCTTCCTGACGGGAAAATCTTTCCGCTTCGGAAGTTCGCGTCTATGGGGTCCGCGCTCTGTTTCCCAGTTGAGGCATTGGCCTTTTTCGTGGCCGCTATCTCGTCTGTTATAATGGAGCGTGGTTGTGCCGTTACGCCCCGCAGGGTATATAGTATATCCCGCGGAGTCTATGTCTATGGAGACGATATCATTGTCCCCACAGATGTGGCACCTTCTGTTGCTCGTGGCCTTGAGCTGTTTGGTTTCAAGGTCAACGTTAGCAAGTCTTTCTGGACTGGAAAGTTCAGAGAGTCTTGTGGTGGGGACTATTACGGTGGGGTAGACGTAACACCTGTCTATCTCCGTCGGAACATCCCCAGCAACAGAGCTGATGTACAAGGTCTTGTCTCATGTATTGAGACCGCGAACCAACTTTACTTTGCTGGTCTGTGGTCTTCTGCCAGATGGTTACGTGCCAAGGTAGAACTTATTCTTGGCGCGTTGCCCTCTGTTACAGAGGCAAGTCAGGTCTTGGGATGGAGAAGTTTCAGCAACGCTTCTTCATTCCACGGTTGGCATCACGATTTCCAGAGGCCTAAGGCCTTTGGTTATGTAGTGAGACCAATCCGGTCACCTGATCCGCTTGACGGAGACGGTGCGCTCCTTAAGTGCTTGCGTTTGGTTGGTATAGAAACCGACCGTGAACACTTACGTTCATCAGTCAGGTTCGGCAACCTGGCACTTAAACGCCGATGGACCTAGTGGTAATCTAGTACCACGGGCGACTG